CCTACTTAGGACCTTAAGCATTTTCGATCTATCATCATCTACCTTTTGGATTTACGATGACTTCTTCGAAGTGTAACGCTACTCGACGCTCTTGTCGAGCCTATCGCTCCCGTCTCATTGAGACATTTGGGAAAGCGACCGGCACTTGGGCTTACCTTCACAACATGAAGGCACCGAAATTCGAGCCAATCTCGGATAACTGTGCTGGACTGGCCAAGGAGGCCAAGGCGTACTTACTTGCTTGTCCCACTGAGGACCAAGTAGCTGCGTTCGCCTGGAATTCGATTAAGAAGCTACAGCCGGCTTCATGCCGGTGTATGGAAGCTCCCTTGATCTTTTCCGTCGCTGACCATTTTTCAAAACCACCACCCTCCCTTCCTCGCGGCTACCTTTCCTTTGTTCGTAGAGTCGTGCGTGATATGTTCCCCGTTGGCTGGGATCAATCCTCGTACGAACGTTTTGTTAGGACGGTTGACCCTCCTGTGTCGGCATGCGACGAGAACACTCGTAGCGGCGGCGGTACCCATGGGTTCGTGTCAGATGATATCGTTTCTTGTTCTTACAAGGGGCCGAAGACTTTCTTTCGGCAGTCCGATTTCCTCTCCACTTGCCTCGATGGTGCTACTCGCCCCCTCTCCACGCGTTCTTATCTCACGGTCGTGCAGTCGGCTGGGAAGCCCCGCCCGCTTAGCAAGTTTTCTGCTGATGCGATTCATTTAAAGCCTTTACACAAGGCGATTTATGATCGCATTTCTCAGTTTTCTTGGCTTTGTCGGGGGGACTTTACATCCGAATGCCTCAGGGATGCCGGATTTACTTTTGTTGAAGGCGAAACATTGACTTCGGGGGATTATAAGTCAGCCACCGACAACCTCTCGATTGAGGTTGCCGAGGCCATTTTGGACGAGCTGCTACGGACCACGGTCTCTGTGCCGGGTTCTCTTAAGGCTTACGCTATGTCCATCCTCCGTCCGATTTTGTATAACCTAGAACTTGATATTGATGATTTTTCTCCCTCGCGTGGCCAGATGATGGGCTCTTTGCTTTCTTTCCCCTTGTTGTGTATCCAGAACAGGATTGCTTTCCTGTATTCTGGCCACTCCGTAGGTGTTGATTGTTCCGAGTTCCCGTGTCTGATCAACGGAGACGATATACTTTTCCGTTCCGGCCCGCACTTCAGTGCGCGCTGGATGGATACAGTAAAAAGTCTCTCGTTGGAGGTCGAGCGTACAAAGACTAGTGTTTCACCCCAGTTCGGCTCTCTCAATTCCACACTCTGTGTGCGGGCTGGGAAGCGCTATCGTGTCGTTCCGACGATACGTATGGGCATGTTACGCGAGTCTGAGTCTCTCGACTCCCTGGCGAAGGGTTTTGATGATTTTATAAAAGGTTTGAAAGGCTCATACCGCTTCCGGGCGGCTATGGCTTGGTTTAGCTGGAACATAGGAAAGATTCGGCCTCTTGGTTTAACAACGTACGACTTGGGTTTTCGTGGCCCACTCGCGTATCGCGCGACACGTCGATTCGGTCTTAGCACGACGGTTACTCACACGCCTATCCCATCTCTTGTCGTCGACAATGGGTTATCGCTTGCAGCCTCGGGCTGTGAGTTTGTTGATCCTTTAGAGTTGTCCGATGAAGATAAGGAGAGAAATTTGTGCGAACTAGCCGCTTGGAAATGGAGGACAAAATTTAATATTTCCGATCAATGTCGGTCGAATTTACGTTTTATGTTAGCTGTTTCGGCCACCAGGGTCGATCGACCGGACTTCAGGCCCCTTTTTTGGGGTTCTGATTCTTGTCTTTTGACCCGGAAGTGGCACAGCGCCAAAATGTTTAGGAAACCGATAGTTAAAAGAGAGAGAGGGTTTCCCG